CAGCAAGTACATCAGCAGCAATTCTGAGAATAACATCATAAGGAGTTAAGTCCTTATGGCTGATTCTACAATCACAGTCACAGTCGCAACAGGTACACAGTATCTTGTAGGCGGTTCAGGTAATGTTTATTATTTTGATGGTGCACAACCTTCAAGTTTTACCTTTCCTTGGGTTAAAAGTGGAACTCTAAGATTAGATCAATCAGCTTCTTCAAACGATAATCATCCTTTAATTTTTACTACTTCTAATAGTACCGATACTGCTACGATGAGAGGTGGAATTATTTCATCTAATGTAACTTATTATTTAGATGGATCATCTAATCAATCAGACTACACAAATACCACTACTTTTAACGCAGCTACAACAAGATACATAGAAATTGCTCCCGCAACATCCACTGATTTTTATTTTGCATGTTGGGTACATGGAATTTCTATGGGAGGAATTGTAGATATTACAGGTAATACTTGGGGTGCACTTACGTGGGGAGAAAATGAATGGAATGATCAAGGAGACGAAACTGTAACTTTAACTGGTCAAGCAATGACTGTAGCGGAAAACGCAGCTGGAGTTGTTGCTACACAATTCCCTGGTTGGGGTACTTTAGAATGGGGTGAAAACGGTTGGGGTAGTGTTAATGAAGCTAAAGAAGTTTTACCAGGTCAAGCTACAACTATGTCTTTAGGTACATTAACTCCAGTTATAGGAGAAGCATTAACTGGTTTCCAAATTCAAACAGTAGTAGGCACTCCTACAACTACTTTTGATTTTGAAGTTTCTTTAACAGGTCAACAAATGAGCGTAGCTCAAGGTGTTCTAGGTGTTAACTCTGATGAAGATACAGAAGTAGGAATGCCTAGTTTATTAAATACAACAAATCTAGGTTCTTTAACTGTTAATCAAAATGCAGATGTAAATGTTGGTTTATCTAGTTTTTCAATGTCTACAGAGGTTGGAAACTTAATAGAAGCTACACAAGTAAAAGTTACTCTTACTGGTCAAGCTATGACAGGAGCTGTAGGTGCTATTACACCAGATGATATGGCTGTAGGGGCTGTTTCTCCAGGTGCTATGACAACTATTGTTAATCCTGCTGTAACTGTTCCAAATTACGATACACGGGTATCATTGACTGGATTTGAAATAACTGTTAATATAGGAACGCAGTTTGGTATTTTACACTATGGAGATGTTGACACTGGAACAAATACATCATATACAGATGTAGATACAACGCAAGCAGCAGCTTAAGGAGAAAATATGGCATCGACATATAATAGTCTAGGTATTCAATTAATGGCAACCGGAGAAAACGCCGGTACATGGGGAACGAATACAAATAATAATTTAAATTTCATCATGAATACCCTAGGGTATATTGATGTTGCATTAACAGCTGATAGAACTTTAACAATTCCAGATGGATCTACAGGAACCTATGATGGTAGAGCTATGTGGATTAATTTATCAGGAACTACTGGTGGATCTAGAGTTTTAGATATAGCTGCACAAGCAGGAGATCCTGCAGCAAATATTGAAAAACCTTTTATTATTGTAGATAATACAACAAGAAGTTCAGCGGCTAATACAATTACATTTAAAGTAACAGGTCAAACGGGTATTTTAATACCTACTGGTGGAACAGTTTTATGTTTCCATAATGGAACAGATATTATTTCTTCAGGTTTTCCAAGCACTACAGGAGCTCAACCTGCTTATACTTTACCCTCAGCAGATGGGACAGCGAATCAGGCTTTAATAACTAATGGTTCTGGTGTAGTAAGTTTTGGATCAGCAGGAGTATCAACAGGAAAAGCTATTGCAATGGCAATGATTTTCGGATAAAAAACACAAAGGAAATTAAATTATGGCAAACCCAAATATAGTAAACGTAGCAACAATCAACGGTGAGTCGCAAGGACTTGCATTAGGAACAGGTGATTCAAATGTTATCATTGCAGCAATTAGTGCTAGTAAAGTTGTTAAAGTAAATAGAATTACAGTAGCAAATGTTGATGGAACTTCAGCAGCAGACGTTTCTGTTAAAGTTGTAAAAGCTGCTTTTACTTCTGCAGCAACAGGTGCAGCAGGAAATGTTGGAACAATTTATTTAGCAAAAACAATTTCAGTACCGGCGGACGCATCTTTAGTGTTATTAGATACGCCAATCTATATGCAAGAAGGAGATGCTCTTCAGGGAGGAGCTAGTGCGACGTCTGATCTAGAAATTTTTGTATCATACGACGTAATAGCATAGGAGGTAATCAGCTATGGCTAATGGCGGAATTATCGGACCTGTAAATACAATCACATCTTGTGCTCAAGCAGAAAAAATAACTACAGTTACGTCAAGCACGCCTTCGGCTGTAACTCTACAACCTTTAACAGAAAAAATTAATATTGCAGTTGTTGCCGGCGGTGGTGGCGGTGGTAGTGTTGCAGCATCAAACATCGGTGGTGGTGCCGGTGGCGGTGGTGGTGTTATAAAAACTTGTTGTGTAGCAGTAACAGGTGGAACAGCTTTAGGAGCAGTAGTAATTGGAGCAGGTGGTGCTACCGATGCAAGTCCTCCTCATGGTCCTGGAGTTAGTGGATCAAATTCAAGTTTAGTAGTAGGGTGTACAACTTATACTGCAACCGGTGGTGGTGGTGGCGGTGGTGGTAATTCATATGCAGGTTTAACTGGTGGTTCAGGTGGTGGTACATCTTTTCCAACAGGAACAAGTGGAGGAGCAGGAACAGCATGTCAAGGAAATCCAGGCGGAGCTGCTGGGCCAACCCCTGCAGGATTTGCAGGAGGAGGCGGTGGCTTTTCTTGTGCAGGAGCAGATGGATCTGCTTATCCTGGTCCTGGTGGTGGAGCAGGTGGAGCAGGTTTAAATGTTGCACCTTTATTTCCAGGATCACCTATTACATCAGTTGCTGGCGGTGGTGGCGGAGGATATTATCAACCCGCTGTTCCAACGGGTTTAGGCGGATTAGCTAATCCAGTAGGTGGAGGCGGTAATGCAGGAGCATCACCCGCTATACCAGGTAATAATGCAGGAAACGGAACAACAAATACAGGTGGAGGTGCAGGTGGAGGATCATCTGCAAATGGTCCAACATCAGGAGATGGTGGTACAGGTGGACCAGGTGTCGTATTAATTAAAGAACCACAAGTTCCTGCAAAAGCGTCAGGTGTTTGGCAAATGAATACAGTTTATTACCAAGTTAAAAATGACAATTGGGTTTATAATAAAGCAAATATAGAATATTTAGTAGTCGCTGGTGGCGGCGGAGGTGGTGCTGGCCGAGGTGGTGGTGGAGGAGCCGGAGGTTATAGAACTTCTTTTTGTAATTCTTGTGCAGGAGTAATAAGTTCTAAATTTGGAACTTTTGCAGTAACGGTAGGTGCTGGTGGAGCTGGTGCAGTTAATCAATGTGCTCAAGGTACCACAGGAACTAATTCAATTTTTGATACAATAACATCTGCAGGTGGCGGAGGTGCTGGTAGTGGACCTCCAGGTAGTCAACCAAACATGTCAGGAAAAGATGGTGGATCTGGTGGTGGTGGAGCTGGAAGTGCAGATATTTCAGGACCTCACCCTGGTGGAACAGGAAATACTCCTACAGCCCCAGCAGCTTTAGGAGGACCTCAAGGTAATCCTGGAGGAGTTGGAGTTTCTACTGGAACTGTAGAAGGAGCAGGTGGTGGCGGTGGCGCTAATGCAGCTGGATCTGCAGGTACAGGTTCTGCTGGTGGAGCTGGTGGAGCTGGTAAATCAAATTCAATTATAGGAACGGCTACAACATACGCTGGCGGTGGTGGCGGTGGCGGACAAGGACCAGCAGGCGCTGGTGGATCAGGTGGTGGAGGAGCAGGTGGTCCGGGCCCTTGTGCAGCAGCTGGAACAGCTAATACTGGCGGTGGTGGTGGCGGTGAATCTGGTGGAGGATGTGGTCCTTTCGGTAATGGTGGTGGTTCAGGTATTGTGGTCGTAAGATCAGTAGGAATACCACAAGGAATTTTATTAACAACAGATAGTGCATGTGCACCTGTAACATCTACCGATGGTTTAAACCAAATTGCAACTTTTAATGCATCAGCTAATTTAACTATTGGTGGTTCTAGTGGTACAGAATTTGATTATTTAGTAGTCGCTGGTGGTGGAGGAGGATCTAATGGTTGTGGCGGAGGTGGTGGCGGAGCTGGAGCCGGTGGTTGGAGATCATCTTTTCCAGGTGGAACAAAATTATTTATACAATCAGGACCACACGCAGTCACAATTGGAGCTGGTGGAGTAGCTTCAAATGGATGTCAACCAAATACAACTCAACAACCGGGTAATGATAGTTCTGTCGGTTATATTGTTTCAACAGGTGGTGGTAGAGGTGACCAAAATAATTTAGGTGGTGGAACTGGAGGTTCTGGTGGTGGAGGTGGTTCGAACTGTGCTTCTGGTGGTGCAGGTAATACTCCTGCTTTAAGTTCACCGATAGCACCCGTTCAAGGAACTAGTGGTGGTGATGGAAATTTATCTGGAAGTGGATCAAGTCAACTTTACGCTGGTGGTGGAGGTGGTGGAGCTTCGTCTGCAGGAACAAATGCTTCAAATCCTGCTAACACAGGAGGAAATGGTGGAGCAGGAAAAGCTAATTCTATAACAGGAAGTCCAGTAACTTATGCAGGTGGTGGTGGCGGTGGATCTGGAGGTGCTAGTGCTGCTGGAAACACAACTCCTGGATCAGGTGGATCTGGTGGTGGTGGTAGAGGTGGAGCAAGAACAAATGGTACATCTACACCATCTTCTGATTTAAATGCAGTAGCTGGAACAGTTAATACCGGTGGTGGTGGAGGTTCTGGTGGATATGCATCTGGAGCTTCTCCTTATACAGGAAATGGTGGAGCTGGAGGATCAGGCACAGTTATACTTAGAATACCTGCAGCAGGTGCTCCAGGTTGTTTAGCTGCAGCTCCTGGAACTAATACAATAACAACTTTACCGGCACCAGCAGGTGGCTGTAAAATAGCTACATTTACTGTATCTGGAACGTTGACAGTTTAATTAAATTAAATTATAAATATAAAACTTAAGGAGTAAAAATATGGCACATTTCGCAGAACTAAAAGCAATGACAGATCCTACTGGATTTACGTCAGATTCACATCAAGTAGTACAAAGAGTGGTTGTTGTAGGCAATGATATTGCTGCAGGCAGCGGAACTCTTGGAGATAACGATATGCATGTTGATGGAGAAACATGGTGTATTAATTTTTTTAAAGGTGGAATTTGGAAACAGACTTCTTACAATAATAATTTTAGAAAATCTTATGCAGGAAAAGGAATGATTTATGATCCTGTAAAAGATAAATTTTTATACCCACAACCTTATGCATCTTGGTCATTAAATAGTGATGATGATTGGCAAGCGCCAGTCACATATCCAACTGACACAACAGATAAAATAATTAGTTGGGACGAACCTAATCTAAGATGGACTGCAGAAGATATGCAAGATCCACCGAATAATTTTAATTGGGATGCATCAGCGCTAGCTTGGGTGTCCGCATAAGGAGACTCATATGGCTAGTCCTTCAGGATCAGCAAACGGCGGTGTAATCGGAGCAGTAAATAATACTTCTTTCGGGAAGTGTACTCAAACTGCAGTAACAGCTTCAGGATGTTTAACTCTTCAAACAGGAACTAGAGTAGTTCAAACTGCTATTGTATCTGGTGGTGGTGGCGGTGGTTCTGGAACAACTAACAATGGTGGTAATGGTGGTGGTGGCGCTGGAGGTTTAAGAAATTTAGAAATAAACGCATCAGGAACTGTTCCAATAACAGTTGGAGCTGGAGGTGCAGGAGGAGCAACTGGAACTCCAGGAACTGCTTCTAACGGTTCAATTGGAGCCAATTCAATATTTTGTTCAACTACCTCAAACGGAGGAGGAGGTGGTGGTGGCTCTCATGGAAGTCCTTTCGAAGGAGGACCAGGAGGATCTGGTGGTGGTGGCGGTGGACAACCCGGTTGTGGTGGAACTGGAAACACACCACCCGTAAGTCCCCCACAAGGAAATGATGGAGGAACATCCGCTGTTACACCGTCTCCTATTGGTAGTTGTGTAGCTGGCGCTGGAGGTGGTGGAGCTAATGCAGTAGGGACTCCAGTTAATCCGTCTAATTTTACAGGAAATGGTGGAGCAGGAACAAATATTTCATCTGATTTTCCAGGTACACCAAACTGTGGAGTATATGCAGGTGGTGGCGGAGGTGGTGGTTATTCTGGTCCCGGTGGAACTGGTGGAGCGGTTACAATTGGTTCTGGTGGAACTGGTGGTGGTGGAAATGGTGGACCTATTCCAGGAAGAGCAGGTAGTGCTGGTACAACTAATACTGGAGGAGGCGGTGGTGGAGGAACGCCAACTTGTTCAGGCACAGGACCAGGTGGAGCAGGTGGTTCAGGAATAGTAGTCGTAAAAGAAATAAACAAAGCAAGTGGTGTGTGGTCAATGCAAAGTCAATTCCAAGCACAGAAATGTGGAACATGGCCAAAAAAATTATTTACTATAGATTATTTATTAGTCGCTGGTGGCGGAGGTGGTGGTTTTAGACACGCTGGTGGCGGAGGTGCTGGAGGATATAGAGCCTCTGGTTATGGACCATCCCCTTTACAAGGATCAGCGTTACAAATAACTGGAGGAGATTATACAATTACAGTTGGTGGTGGTGGAGCAGGTGCTCCAACTTCAGCAAGTGCCGATGATTTTGGATTTAGAGGAGATGATTCAGTTTTTGATACAATAACATCGACAGGAGGTGGTGGAGGTGGTGGTCAACCCTCACATCCAACAGCTCCAAGATTTCCAGGTGGATCAGGAGGTGGTGCGCAAGGAGGTGGAGCGCAACCAGGTGGTACAGGTAATACCCCTCCTACAACTCCTCCTCAAGGAAATCCAGGCGGTGTTGGAGCTCCAGCAGGTTTTCCTGGATATAGAGGTGGTGGTGGAGGTGGAGCAACTGCATCAGGTGCATCAGGCCCAGCGAGTGGAAACGGAGGTGCAGGTGCACCAAATACAATAACAGGTTCAGATGTAACATATGCTGGTGGTGGCGGTGCAGGTAGTTATAATGGAGGAACTGCTGGTAGTGGTGGAGCAGGTGGTGGAGGTAGTGGTACAAATAATAATACTGCTGGAGGAAATGGGACAGCTAACACTGGTGGAGGTGGTGGTGCGGCTGGTTCTAATCCGTCTGGAAATGCAAATGGTGGAACAGGTGGACCAGGTATCGTAGTTGTTAGAGCGCCTAGTACAACAACTTTTGCAGTATCGCCTGGAACAAACAGTACATCTACACATCCTGGTGGAGATAAATTAGCTACTTTTACAGTGTCTGGAACGTTGACAGTTTCATAACAAATGTTATATTAAGTTCATAAAGATATATGAACCTAACAAATTATTATTGGTATTTTCAATCAGCGATCCCTCATAGGATTTGTGATGATATTGTTAAGTATGGTAAATCTATACAAGATGGTTTAGCTACTACAGGTGGTTATGGAGATCCTAAGAAATTAAATCAAAAACAAATAAAAGATTTAAAAAAGAAAAGAGATTCAAATATTGTTTGGATGTCAGATCGTTGGGTATACAAAGAAATACAACCCTATGTTCATCAAGCAAATGCTAGTGCCGGTTGGAATTTTGATTGGGACTTTAGTGAGTCTTGTCAATTTACAAAATATAATAAAGGACAATATTATGATTGGCATTGTGATAGTTGGGACCAACCCTATCATCAACCTAATACACCATCACATGGGAAAATTAGAAAGTTATCTGTTACTGTAACTTTATCTGATCCAAAAGATTATAAAGGCGGTGAGTTAGAATTTGATTTTAGAAACTTAGATCCAGATAAAAAACCCAATATAAAAAAATGCACAGAAATATTACCTAAAGGATCTTTAGTAGTATTTCCTTCTTTTGTATGGCACAGAGTATGTCCCGTTAAAAAAGGGTCTAGACACAGTTTAGTAATATGGAATTTAGGATGGCCTTTTAAATGAAAAATAAAAAATTAAAACAAAAACAAAGAAAACAAAAAAACAAAATAAGTTTTCCTCAAGAGTTAACTAGAGAAGAATTTTTTAAATGTCCTATATGGTTTGCAGATGAACCAGGGTTTGTAAAAGATTTAAATAAAGCATCAGACAAATATATTGAACAATCTAAAAAAAATTTAAAAAAATCTATTGATGAGCGTAATACAAAATTTGGAGATAAAGGAGACATGGGTCATGTATTTCATTCAACATCATTAATTGGTGATTCTAATTTTTTAGAATTACAAAACTACATAGGTGCAACAGCACATAATTTATTAGTAGAAATGGGGTTTGATTTAACAAACTATCAATTGTTTACTACAGAAATGTGGGTACAAGAATTTGCTAAAAAAGGTGGTGGACACCACACATTACACACACATTGGAATGGCCACATATCTGGTTTTTATTTTTTAAAAGCAGATGAATCTACATCTCTACCTATGTTTGAAGATCCAAGACCAGGAAACATAATGAATCTTTTACCTGAACAAGATAAAACAAAAGTAACTTATGCGTCCTCTCAAGTTAATTATCAAGTTAAACCAGGCAGAATGATATTTTTTCCATCATATTTACCTCATCAATACATTGTAGATATGGGGTATAATCCATTTAGATTTATACATTGGAACTGTCAAGCAATACCAAAAGGAGTGTTAAATGTCGTTTAAAAAAAATAAATACAGTGTTTTAAAAAAAGCTATCTCAAAAGAGTTAGCTGACTTTGTATACAAATACTTTAAAAATAAAAAAAATGTAGCAAGAGTTTTATTTGATACCAAATATATGTCACCGTTTACAGATTATTGGGGTATATGGAATGACGCACAAGTTCCCAACACTTATTCTCATTATGGAGACATAGCTATGGAAACTTTATTACAAGAAGTAAAACCTGTTATGGAAAAACATACAGGATTAAAATTAAGTGAAACCTATTCTTATGCAAGAATATATAAAAAAGGAGATGTATTAGCTCGACACAAAGATAGATACTCTTGTGAAATATCTACTACATTAAATTTAGGCGGAGACTCATGGCCAATATATTTAGACCCTACTGGTAGCGTAGGTCAAGCTGGTGTTAAAGTTGAATTAGATCCAGGAGACATGCTTATATATTCTGGATGTGATCTTGAACATTGGAGAGAAGAATTTAAAGGCACCGATTGTGGTCAAGTATTTTTACACTATAATAAAGCTAATTCAAAAATGGCTAAAGAAAATTATTTAGATAAACGACCATTACTTGGTTTGCCTGCATGGTTTAAAGGTATGCAGTTGACAAAATCTAAGAAATAGATTATAAAATAAGCTTGCAGGGGGATGATCCACCACAGATTCCCTCTGCTTTATCATATTGATAAATCAGTCGATCTAGTATAATTTCACCTAGGAGATTATATGTTAACAAAAATCACATTAAAACCGGGATTAGACAAACAATCCTCAGATACTGGAGCAGAAGGTCGTTGGGTAAATGGCGATTATATGCGTTTCAGATATAGCTATCCTGAAAAAATAGGAGGTTGGCAACAGCTTACATCTAGTAATTTAGTGGGAGCAGGGAGAGATCAACACGCTTGGGTGGATAGAGCTGGAAATAAATATGTAGCTATTGGAACCAATAAAATGCTTTATGTTTATTTTGAAGGAGCAGTTTATGATATTACTCCATTAGATACCACAAAATCTCAAACTGGAGTAGCAATTGGAACTACAAATGGTTCTGATATAATTACACTTACTTTTTCATCTGCTCACAATTTAGAAGTAGGAGATATTTTATTATGCAGAAGTGGTACTACAGTTTTTAGTGCTCCGCCTTCAAGTTCTTTTATAGCAGCTGATTTTGATAATGATTTATTTGAAGTTTTATCTACTCCTACTACCAAAACTTTAACTATTAAAATGACTCTTCTAACTAATAATAATGAAACAGGGACTGGAGGAGCAGTAGCCACAACAACAATTGATCCTTATTATGCAATAGGACCAGTTACTCAAGGTTATGGTTATGGATGGGGAACTAATACTTTTGGTGGTCGAGTTATTCCTCCTACTTTAACAACATTAAATGGAGCTTTAGCAGATGATGCACAAGGTAATAATGGGTCAGCAACAGAAATTACTTTAACATCAACTACAGGATTTACAGTTCCTTCTTCATCAACAGAAGTTATTCAAGTAGATAATGAATTAATTGGATACACAGGAATTACAGGAAATAAAGTAACAGGAATTACAAGAGCATACAGCGGAAGTACAAGATCTTCTCATCTTAATGGAGCTACAGTTTATGATGCAAGTAGCTACGTAGGTTGGGGTAATGCAAGTACATCAGCTCAAGTTGTATTAGAACCAGGACAATGGAGACTAACTAATTATGGAGAAAACTTATTGGCTTTAGTACATAATAAAAAAGTATTTGAATGGGATCCAGATAGCGGATCTGGTTTAACTGTTAGAGCAACTGTTTTAGCAAATGCACCGACTTCTTCAAGAGACATGGCTGTTTCTACTCCTGATAGACATTTAGTATTTATTGGAACCGAAACAACAGTAGGTAGTGCAGGAACACAAGACGATATGTTTGTAAGATTTTCAGATCAAGAAAGTATTAACGCAACAGATTCTTATACACCCAGTGCAACTAACACAGCGGGATCTCAAAGATTACCTGATGGATCTAAATTAATGGCAGTTATTGCGGGTAAAACAGCTTTATATGTTTGGTCGGATACAGCGATGTATACTATGAAGTTTGTGGGACAACCTTTTACTTTTGGTTTTGAACAGGTCGGAACTAATTGCGGTATATCTAGTCAGCATGCTCCTGTAGAAATAGACGGTGTTGCTTATTGGATGGGACCTAATGGATTTTTTAAATACACTGGAGGTAGAGTTTATAGTATGCCTTGTTTGGTAGAAGACTATGTTTTTGAAAACATTAATGTTAATGCCAATCAACAAATTCACGGGGCAGTAAATAATTTATTTGGCGAAATAACATGGTTTTATTGTAGCCAAGGATCAGACGAAGTAGATCGTTCTGTAAGTTATAATTATATTGAATCTACAGATGCAGATCCTATTTGGACAACATCATCTTTAGCACGAACCACTTGGACTCCAGAAGGAGTTTATGGAAAACCATATGCTACACAATATGTAACAGGAGTTGCACCAACTGCTCCTGCAGTTAATGGAGTTACAAATGGAGCAAGTTATTTTTGGCAACATGAAGTAGGAACAGATGAAGTTTTTGCTAGTGGTACAACTAATGCCATTGCAGCAAGTATTGAATCAGGAGATTATGATATAAGTAAAGATCAAGGTCTTCCTGGTGAAGGAGAATATATAATGAGAATTAGCAGATTTATACCTGACTTTGGAGCTCAAACAGGTAATGCTCAAGTAAGACTAACAACTAAAGCATTTCCTAATAGTACAGGTGTAGCTAATAACTATACAGCTACCACAAGTACAACTCAACTTAACACTAGAGTTAGAGCACGGCAAATTGCATTTAGAGTAGCAAATACAGGAACTGGTGAAAACTGGCGACTAGGAACTTTTAGATTAGACATACATGCAGGAGGTAGAAGATAATGGCTAAAATATCGGAAGTGGTGGCAACAATTGAAGGACCAGATTTTGATCAACAAAATGTTCAAAACTTGGCAAACAATGTTATTTCCATTGTACAAAAAATGAATACTACATATCAACAACAATTAAAGGACGAACTAGAAGCCTTTACTTTATTTGTAGATTAAGTTAGGATAAGAAAAAGACATGGCGAATGCATATAAAAATAGCATCTATACTACTACAGGAACAGGAGCAGAAACTATTTATACAGTACCGACTGCAACAGTAGGAATTGTTAAATCACTTTCTATATTTAATGGAGTAGCTGGCACCACTAATTTAACTATTTCAATACTAGATAGTAGTGCTGGAACGACTACTTTTTATGCTAAAAATTCTAGTGTAGCAGCAGATGCTAAAGTAGAAATACTTGAAGGAGAAGCTAGCACTGTTTTAGTTTTAGAAGAAGCAGACGCCATTAAAGTAACATCAAGCGGAGGTGCAGGAGTAGTTTGCACCTTAAGTGTATTACAACAAGATAGGACATAATGACAAAAACAATTAAAGTAGATGGTAAAGATGTGCCAATAATTGAACCAACAGAAATTATTACGACGTACAAAAATGCTAAAACAGGAGAAATTTACAAAGATGAAGAAGCCTATAAAGCAGCTAATTTAAGTAAAGACGAAGGCCAGATTGATGTCAAGGTTATCATGCCACCTCTTGATTTATTGGGTGAAAAGGGATAATAGTATAAGTTCAGGTGAAATCCCTGCATTTTTAATATATAACAATTTCAAAGGAATATAGATTTATGGCTTGGTATGATGATGTTTGGGAATACGCAAAAGACAATGCGATGGATCTTATTAAAATAGGTGGTTCCGCAGGTAAAGCGTATTTAGATTATAAAGATCAAAAACGTAGAAATGAAATAGAAGAAGCAGCGTATAGAGACTATTTGGCTAATGTAGAAGCTGCTGGTCAAGAAGCGCAAGCTGCGGTTGATCTTAATCTAACTCCAATGACAGTCACAGGAGTTCCAACAAGTAAAGCTGATGTTACATCTTTTCAAAAAGTTGCACAAGGTGGTATTATAGGTTTAAAAAATGGTGGTGACCCTAATGCAGGTATTACAGCTCTTAGAAAAAAAGCACCTGGTGTTGTAAAAAGAATGGGATTTGAAGAAGGTTCTCCAGACTCAGTAGGTTTTGAAATGTATGGAGGTGAAGATTTATCTTTTCCAAGAAAAGAAAATGAGTCACAAGAAATGGCTATCTTAAATGGTTTGTTTAATGATGTTGAAGGTAAAGTAGATGAAGAAACAAAAATGCAATACTACAAAATTTTAATACCACAAGTT